AGACAACCAATCTTTCTTGAAAAGAAGCGTTTTCAATCCAGTTCAAAGCCCAATTAGCTTTTTTCTGTACCGCTGGTAAATGTTCCAATGCCCTGAAACTTTCTAGTTTTTCTTGTGCATTTGATATGTAAGTATCAATCAACAAAGAATACATAAGGCTGTGGATATTTTCCATGGCAATCTGAATCCCATAAAAGAACTTAGCCTCTGGGTATTGCACTTCTTTTAAAAAATTCTCAGCAAGGTTTTCATTAACAATACCATCCGATGAAGCAAAGAATGATAAAATGTTTTTAATAAAATACCTTTCATTATCCGTTAAGTTTTGCCAATCCCTGGTATCGTTAGATAAATCGACTTCTTCAGCTGTCCAAAACGCAGCCTGATGTTGTTTGTAGAACTCCCAAATGTCGTTGTGTTCAATAGGGAAAATAACAAATCTATTTGGATTTTCCTGTAAAATTTTTTCTTGCATAATTTTTATTGTTTAAATAAATATGGGTAAAGATACGTTTATTATCCTAAACCTTCACTAATTTCTGTTGTTTCTTCTTTATCTTTTTTTAACCCCTCTAAGTATTTCCTTCTAACCTCAACACTTTGCTGTTGTTTTTGAGTCTCAAAACCTTTTTCCGTTAACATATCATTTGTATCGATTAAAATCCTTGAATTGTCAAATAAACAATCTTTAAATATCATACCATCATCACCCATACGGTTTTTAAGGATTGATATTGTTGCAACCTTATGATCTTTTTGTTCAAGAGTTTTACCAATACTCATAATAAAGTGAGCAATCTGCGCTTTTTTAAGGTTACCACCCATATTTTCAGTCTTAACCACCTCAACACTTGTTGAACTTCTATTACCTTGGGTTGCGGTCCAACCAGCAACATTCATCTCATCTACCATACTTTCAAACGCACGCATGATTTTACCTTCATTTGACCACTCCTCTGAATTTGAAGTTTCTTTCTCCATGGAAAGACAGTCAATGTAGTCTAAAACAAGCATATCAACTTTAGTACCTTTAGAATTGATTTTTTTAATGATGTTTTTGATTTTATTTATCGTAACACCATCGGCTGGTAATTTCTGTAAATACAAATTGTTTTTGTATTCCTCTTTAATAGCTTTGATTTTTGTTTGAATCAAAGCTTTATTTTCTGATAACTCAGAAAGCGGTATTTTTGTTAAAGCTGAAAAATGTTTTCTCTGTACAGCTTCTTCTTTATCCTCAAAAAATATTTGTAATACAGTTCTTCCACTAAGGAATGCGCTACTAGCAACTTTTGTTAAGAAAGTTGTTTTACCAACACCAAGTGGTGCAATAACTAAACCAACCTCACCTTTTGATAACCCACCTTTTGTGCAGTCATCGATACCCTGAATACCTGTTGGCATTGGGTCTCTATAGTCTTCTGATAAGACTTTGTCTATGTTATCGAATAATAAGATGGGATCCTGTTCTTCTTTAAAAGTGATAGCATCTTTAATCTTTTTTTCGATTTCATCGTAGTCTGAAATAACACCACGATCTAATTTCGTTTTTATCTCATTTACAGCACTACGTATTGATTGTAATTTACAGAATTTTTTAGCGTTATTCTGTGTGTTTAGGTTACCAACTTTACAATTTTCTATATCGTTGATAGTATCATCTAATTGCGTTCTAAAAGCTTCAAACTCTGGCCCAATTTCATTTTTAACCTCAAGTCTTAACGATGGAAAATTTAATAACACATCGTGTTCTTTATGGTAGTTCTTAATTATGTGAGCAATCTTTTGGAAGGCCTCGGATGGAAAATATTTTGGTTCAATAATATCTATTATTGATTCACCAAATTTGTGGTCTGTAACTATTTCATTTATTAATTGTAATTGAAAATCTTTACCTAAATCTTCAAAGCTGCTTATTATTTTAGCCATTTAATTTTTAATTTTATTGTGTTCGTAAACTATATCCAAGGTATTCTGTCTCTAACTCTCTTGTTGGTGTGCATAAACATTTTTGAACACGTGTAATCAATTCATAGATGTGCTGACGAATATCAACTGTGTATCTAATTTTAACAGGGTAAATGGTTGCATCCCATTCTCTGTAAGAAATTACATTACCATCATGTTTAATCACAATTTTCATCGCGTCTTTAGAACCATTTTGTTCATAATTTGGTATTTCAAAGAAATGCCTGTGGTGTTCAGTCATAAAGTCTGATGCTTTGTCTTTTAAAATACTTTTAATCAACGAAACGTTTTCATCCATCGCATGTTTAAAGTTCATTGAGTTTATCGCTTTGTTATTAAAACCGATAATGTTAAAGAATCTTTGTACGATAATGTTGTCGTTTAGATAAAGCGTAAACTCAAATTTACGTTGCTCTCTTTTTTCTTCCATGTTATTTGTTTTTTGTGTTGTATACATTTTTTATATTTTATATAATAGTAATAAAAGTTGATCGTAAAACCAAATTATGAACCTTTTTTTTGATCATTTTTTTGTGTTTTATAACATCTTTTTTTTATGGTATAAACTTTCTTCCTTCTTTATTATTGTTATAAATGAAGACCAAAAGGTAAAAAAACTATCATCATTTCTTGGTAAAAAATTTAACAATTCATCTTCTTTCATCATTTCCATGATTTTTTTGATACCACCACGTCCTTCAGGTGACAAAGTTTCATTAACCATCTCACTAATAGCTTCCTTTAATTCGTCAGTAACATGTGGTTCTTTGAGATTAATTATTTTATTCATTACTGAAAAATAATCCGTTCCGTATGTACCCCATTTGGTTTCACCGTTAATGATAGTATTCAACGTTTTATCATTCGGTTTTTCAATCAATAACTCTTTCGTTCTATCGATAACCCAATCCTGGTTAACGGTTTGTTTTTTTATTTCTGGGAAATATTTTAACACTTTTTGTTCACCAATATTTTGTAAACCAGATATGTTGTCGCTTGTATCACCAGCAATCATTTTAATAATACCAACATTTGAATAGTGGTAATCAAAATAGCTGTCAAAATTATCCATATTAATCATAACCTTAGCACCCTTTATTGTCAAACATACTTTCGTATTTTCATCCAATAATTGTAATAAGTCACGATCATTTGTATAAACAATCTTACTCTCATTAACCGAGTTCATTGAATAGTATGCTATACCATCATCGGCCTCACATCCATCAATTTCAACCTGTCTAATTGATAATTCCTCTAGGTATTGTTTGATTCGGATTCTTTGTCGATCCAAATCGTGTTTTTCATCAATCGTTACTTTGTTGTCACGGTTTTGTTTGTAGTATGGATAGTAACCTTGTCTATAATCTTTAGACCCTTTACCTTCCCAAAATACAACAACCTTTGTGACTGCGTAATCTTGATAGAACCTCTTAATGGTGTTAATAAAATGGAATATGGTACCAACGCTACCTTCTTTACCTTGTAGCTGCTTGGTACCATGAAACCCTTGTTTTAAAAGATATTCACCATCTATAAGTAATGAGTTAATAGTTGTATTAACTTTATTATGTCTTATTGGTTTATTAATCTTCATCGGAATAAGAGATTTTTTGGTTAACCTCATATTCCTCTAACTCGAAGTTAGCATCATCTATTTTACTAGCCCAGTACTCGAAAGTTTGTTTTTTGTACAAGTCTAATGCCGCTTTATTGTCACGTTTATCATCAGTAATGAATCCGTGTGGTGTAACAATAATTTTTGAGTCAGCGTAACCAAGACCGTTGATATGGTTTTTATCCACAGTAACTTTGGTTCTTGTCGCAAAATTGATTTTTCTACCTTTGCTTGTTGCATCAATTTTGTTTATACCACCGTCAGCTTCATTACCAAAACGGAACACTAATGTAGCCGCTTGATAGATAGCCTCACCACCTTTTGGTTTCATCTTAGGTTGACCCATTGGAGAATCTGGAAGTCTTACCCATGGTAAGTTACACACAACAAGACCATTTAAATATGGTGATGTTTCTTTACGGCTGTTATTGATTCTTTGGTTAATACCCATGTTAATCTTTTCAGCCAACGCACCTGCGGTATGTTGTTTACCACCTTTACCTTCCCATGTCATTTTACATGGCACCGAACCAACTGAATCCCAGAAGAAACAAACATCATAAGGTAAATCACCTTTAGCTTGCATATCTAAAACTTCATTGATGTAATCAGTAACTTGTTCAATGTAATTAAAATCATCACGGTATAGGAAGAATCCATCCCACTCACCAGTTTCTTCATTTCTTGAACACTCTAAACCCATAAGTTGGCAATGTTCAAAACTCCATTTTTTCTCTGTTACCAAATAAACTGGTAAGATACCCTTTTTTTGCGCATCAACTGATGCCGCAATTAACGCACTTGTCTTACCTGTGTTGGTGTGACCAAGTAACATATTAATGTGACCCATACATGGACCTGGAACCCCAGATGCCTCTAAAAAGGCTTCACCACAACTCAGAAATAAATCTGATTTGTATTTAGTTGTTGTACTCATCTTCTTTTTGAGATCATCAAAAGAAAATTCTTTTTTCTTTACTGCCATATAATATTTAATGTTTAAAAAAAAGCATGGACACTTGTATAGACATCATATCCATACTTACATCCATGCTTAATATGTTATTTTTAGAATGGTAAATCGTCAATCTTTAACTGACCAGCTGGTGCGCTTTCTTCTACAACACCATCTACATCAGTATCTTCTTCAGACATAGCAACTGGTGCTGGTGTCTCGTACTTAGCTTTAGGTGTTGGTGCGGAAGCTCCAGTGTATGTACTTACTCCATCTTCAACTTTAGCGATAAAGCATTTTTGCTCAGCATCCCAAATTGGTTCGCTACCTTCAGCAACAATGTTTAAATATTCAATAGATTTTTTCTTGAAAACATCAGTCCATGCCATTGGATCACTCAACCACTCAACTGATTGGTTTTCATCATCAGACAATTTAGATTCTCTATCAGGAATGACAGATGAAACTTTAGTGAAACCAACTTTACTGTCTTTTGATTTATCTCTAAGCATAGAGATTGTAATATCAAAGCCTTCAAACGGGTTCCAAAACGCACCGTATTTTTTAACAAGTGGTGCAATTTTGTCCATAATACCTGAACCATCTTGTACTGCTGGAAATCTCCAGAATTTAACACCTTCATGCTCTTTACCACGTTCGATAACACGAACAATAAAGAACTGGCGTGATTTGTAATTGATAGCCAATTTCTTGTCTTCTTTGTCTGCACTCTTCATTAAGAATTTGTACATCTCATTCAAAGGAGAATCATCGCCATCTTGTGATGGATCATAAAGTTTTGTCCATCTTTTACCTATTTTTAGGTTGTGGAAATAACCAACTTTGTACCATTTAGTTGGATCGTCTTGGTTAGGAAGAATCCTAACTGATTTTTCACCGCTTTGCGCACCTTCATCAAGTGCGATCGTGAAATACTTTGTTAAGTCGACAGAACTAGATTGGGTAGTCTGTGTTGTTTTCGACTTTGCTTTTTCGTAGTCGGCCAGTGTGTCTGTTGCGGCCTTGGACCAATCGATTTTCTTGTAGTCAATCATAATAATATAAATTTTATGCTACAAAAGTAAGAACAAAAACTACAAAAAACAAGTTTCTGGTAAAATATTTTTAAAAATTTAAAAAATTGATTTGTATTTCTTAACACCAAACACTAATAAACCTCTATAAACAGAAGTTGTTTCGTTCAAACTAGCGTTTACCGCTGTAACTACTAAAGATTGTAACGGCATTTCAATCATACCCATCATTGAAAGCGTTATACCGCTAATACCATTAATAGTAGCAACTACTGTATCATTCGTATTACCCAATGTTATAAAACCGTAATATTCTATTGTATGTTCATCTGTATTTACAAAACCAATTGCTGGGTCACCAACTGTTAATTTTTGTGTAATAAATTCTTGTTGTATATGTCTCATTATTAATAATTACTTACTGGTTTTTCTTTATTATTTGCATTGTAAAAACTATTTTTAATGTCAACCTCATTATAATCATTCATAAGACTGTCCATCATAGTTAATTTATCTGGTCTACTTTCAAGATCAGTTTGTGTTTTTGGTGCATTTCCACTCATATACTCGTCTTGTGTGACACTAAAAGGATATGAATCTTTAGCTAAAGCTTTTCTTCTTTCTTCTTCAGTTGGTGGTCTCATTAACTCAACTTGTTTTGTCAAAGCATTCATTTGTTGAATGACTGAGTCCATTTTTTGTAAACCTTGTTCAACGCCATTAATTTTATTAATGATAGCTTCAATTTTAGAACTAGAATCAGCGATTTTTTGAATAATGCTGTCCGTTTTACCAGATAATTCTTTACTTGTATTAACCAAATCAGTCACGTCAATTTCAGTATCACCTTCAGCTGGTGGTATTTCACCACCTTCTGGTGCCACATCACCAACAGGAGCTTCTTCAGCACCCATTTCAGCATCTGGAACAGCGGTGTCTACACCAGCATCTGTAGCAGGAGCCTCAACACCTAATTCAGCGTCTGGAACAGCGGTGTCCACACCAGCATCCGCTGGAACTTCTTCATCTGGAGCATCTCCCTCAGCTTCATAGAATTTATAGTGATGACCCTCACCCAACTTTTCTTGGTAAGCCATAATGTTATTAAATCTTTTTACCTCTTCGGATAATATTTTATCTAAATTCTTGTTCATCTTAAATATGTTTTACGACTGTGACTTATTGGTGATTCTTCTCTTAGTAATTCTCTACCATCTTCCATCATTAATTTTTTTTCAATTAATGTTCTTTCAATTAAACCGTCTTTTGTTTTTATATAACAAACCCCAGTTTTAATATCGCAAACTTCTTCGCCCATTTGTGCTTCTTCAATTTTTTTACCTAAAAATTGGTCCAGTTTACTGTTAAAATTATTCATATACTTTTATTTATTATAAATATCTGTGTTTTTATTAAAGTTATTATAATTATGATAATTGCTTGCAGCAACATCAATTGCTATATTATCTTAAGCGCTTTCATATTTCTATTAAAGGATTTAAGCAAATTATCATCCTGTCTTGGGTGGGTAGTTAGTTTACTCACATCACCAATAATATTAAAACCTTTATCTTCATAAAAACTGGTATACTTATTTATTTTATCTTCCCAATCTTTATCAGACCCACCTGTTAGATTAAGCCAACCATAACTACCATTTAGTATATATAAATTAGCGGAAGGGAAAACTTCTTTAATTTTTTCAATTAGTTTTTTATCAACACCATCTGAATCTAATTTCCAAAGATTATTTGATCCAATAGATAAGATTACATATAAAGGAGCACTAATTGTGTTATTAATTTTTTCTAATTGACCCAATAACCAACTAGCTGGTTTACCACTCTCGCTTAAATTAGGTATAAGTTTTATATTTGGATAAATTTTATTAATAAGTATTGAAATAGAATCCCCTATTGTTACTACATCCTGTGATGTTGACTGCGCTGATGATGATGTTGGCTGTGCTGATGATGATGTTGGCTGTGCTGATGATGCTGTGGATTCCCATTTTAAAGGGTCGTTAACGTCATTCATTCTTTTATAAAAATCAACTGCATATCCACTTCTTTCAAACGCTTTTATGGTGTATTTATCGGTGCCAACTGTTTTAGTAATTGTCTCATGATAACTTTCAAAGCCTTGATTACAATTATTGCAAATTTCAACAGATTGGGCGAAAAAATATCCAGCTTTATAAGCATTAAACTCCCCTTCCGATAACCCTTCTGCTTTACCCTTAGTTTGGGAGATTTTTAATGTGGGGTTTTGGTTTTGGATTTCTTTTTTAAAATCTTCACGGAATTGATTGGTCTTGTTTTTCCAACCACCAGCAGTTAAATAATCTAATTGTGCTTGTACAGTATACCCAATTTTATTAAGTACTCCCTGTTTGTTGGTTTTATTAAAATTTATACTATTCCATTGTATTAAACCTACAGATATTAGACGGTTAACATCCCTTCCATTTGTTATTTCAGGGTCAAATGAACCCCCTGTTTCTGTCATCATGTTACCCAAAGTACCAGCAACTTCTTCTTTTGAAAAACCTTTACCTTTTAGGTAATTTTTAATATACATCGCATTGTTGAGTGCTTGGCCAGTTAGTTGTGATACATTTTTAGTCCTAGTCGTAGTCCGTCTTTGTGAACTACGTCTGTTATTTCCTGCTGCGTTATTTCCTGCTGCGTTATTTCCTGCTGGTGGTTGTTGAATATAAAGGTTGCTTAGGTCAATATTTTTATTTTCTATTGTCCAAGCTTTTTTATCTACATTATTACCTAAAACGTTAAGGTCAATATAACTTCTAACAGTTCGATCTTTGAGGAATTTAGCTTTCTCGTCCCAAAGTCTTATAGAAAGAAAACTAACGTATGAATTATTACCGTTTTTAATAGCACCTAATACATTCGCTAGATAATCATTTCCACCCCTATTATATTTATTACTAAATGATTTACCGTAAGTAAATTTACCGTTATTTGTAGAATATGTTTTCGATTCCCCCCCACCATTTACATCTCCAAAACCGAGTACAACAGGTATGTTAGTCGTATTTTGTGATGTCGCATTTGTAGGATTAAAATCATATTTTTTAGTACCTATTCTTTTATACTTCCACTCTGTTATAACTTGTTTTGGGTAACCGTCAGATGTCTTATAAGGGGTATAAAGTTCAATCTCGATATGCCCATAACTTTTATATTTTTCATAATTTTGTTGACCAATAACAAATTCTAGTGATTGTGTAGTAGTGGTTGTTAATACCACGAATTTTTCACGTATACCATACTTAAGGGTAGGAGCGGTATAATTCGTTGGAACGGGGTTAAAAATAGAACTACCCCATGGGTTATTATTAAAATAAGGATCTATATAATTAGGATTACCAGGTAATGGAGTACTAAGACTAGTATTAGTAGTGTTAATATTATTTAAATTAGCTGTAACTGGGTTTAAATTAGCGTTAGGGTTAATGTTAGGGTTAATAGTTAGGTTATTATTCGGTTGAACTATTTCGGGTGTATAGTTTCCATTAGGACTATTACTAAATTTAACAATAATAAAATATTTTGAGTTAAGGTCAATCGTACTTACGCCAGAGTCAAGGGTAAAACTTGTTAGTTCAAAATCAGGTATAAAAGGGTTTGCTGAGTTACCTGGTTTAGTTGTATTATATAACTCATTAGTTAACTGATATCTATTAAAACCTTGTAACTCAATAAAGTTATTTTCTTTTTTACCTGAAACCCAATACGCCGCACCAATAAAGTTGGATGTATCTGTGGCTGGTATACCTTCAATATCATCGGGATAACTTATTTTTGCTTTAGCCGCATCATTAGCGACAACACCACCAGTATCTGAGGTAATTAACGTTGTTTTAACACCTGTTATTGCTTTATCATGTTTTAAATATTCTAACGCCTCAGTATCATTTTTTTGTTGAAATTCAGATAATATCTCTTCATAATCACTATTTTTCGTATCGTAATTACCAAGTAATTTCGATATTGATACCGATGTTGCACCATTTTTTTTAATATCAATATTATTAGTATCTATTTTGTTATATAGATCATAAACAATGATATCAGCAAAATATTTAACAGCAGTCGCTGGCGATGGTGGATCAATAACACCATTAGCACTATTGGTAGTGGCATTAATCTCATTAATAAGTGTTGACGCATTGCTATATAAATAAGCGATTAAAGCTTTTATTAATAACATATTACTTTTATCACCTTTTGTCATCAATTTAAGATATGCGGCCGCAATCCATTGCCCACTATAATTAACAAAAAGACCTGGTTTTTGAACAGATTCTTGTGCAAATAAACCGAAACCATTATCAGTAGCATCTGCTGGACTATCTCTGTTATTTGCGGCAAAAACAGGTCCAAATGTGGCCCCGTTAATTCTTTGATCGTTTGAAATACCACCAGATGCTACAACAGCAGCTTCTGCTTTTTTAAATAATTGTTGTAATACGGTTGTGTTTGCTGTTGGTTTCTTTGCTATTGGTTGTCTAACACCTTTAAATGTTGTTGTCATATTATTGGGTGTTATTTTATGACTTACATTCGTAATCCAATAAGTTCCGTAAAATAATGGTACGTTTTTAACGTAAAAATATGTTAATGGTTGTATACTAGCATTACCTAAACTTGTAACAGTACAAGAATAAGATCTGTTTTCCATTGCGGTAAATAATTTACCTGTTGATAACTGAGCGATATTTCCACTATCTGATGTTAAATTAACCTGAGTAAATATACTTTCTTCCGTGTTAGCAAATTCATCTGTTGATAGTTGAATATTTTGAAACATGTTTTGGTTTTTATTTCCAAAATCGACAATAAATGAAGAAACGTTTGAATTTAAAATATCATTTGGTATACCCTCATCTAAAAGTTTACCATTACCATCTGAATCCAATTGGTTTGTTTCTATGTCCATACAAAATGTATTACTCAAATCAAATTCGGATAAACTGTTTCTCTTTTGTTTATTACCAGCGGAAACGTTTGATGTTAATGAACCCAATTGAAATATGAACGCTGGGTTTGACTTGAACATTTCAAGGTTGTTAAAAACACCAAACATATCATGAGCCAATTCAAAAGGGTCAGTGGCATCCTTAACAGCACCGTTTAAATTAATATAAGATGTTAAAGGTAATAACAAAAATTCGTGATCACTCGCTAAGGTTGATAAGACGGACCACATTGACTTTGATCTTAGTGTATTATCAACTTGCGTAACATTTGTTATGTCATCCGCAATAACCTTTTTAAGTGCGTTAATATTCGCCAATACCCTACTACCGTAATCATTATTACCTCTATCCAAAACAAAGGCATAATCATAAAGATCTTTTAACCTACCATCACTGATTTTTGGATCTGTCTTATCCGCGATTATATTTTTATCAACACAATTTTCATAGTCAGTGTCATCTGTTTCAATATTAAAATTAAAAAATAACGGATTATCTAATATGTCATTTACATTTATATTAGCTAAATCTTTACTTCTTTTTCTAATTAATTTACTATCGTTTAAATCTATATTATTAAATGAAACACTTCTATCATATAACGTTTTAATCCTATAGTAAGTACCTGTTCTTAATTCAATATCTTGTTTTTTTAATTTTTCATCCCATTTTTCATCTTCTGACCCAGAATCTTCTAACGTAGGTAATGTATCAATTTTTGATTTTGCTAGTTCTGAAAACTTCTCTAAACCTATATTAAAAGTTTCTATCTGGTTTGTTAAAATATTTTTATTAGTATAATCGATATACTCTTTAAGTTTTTCCCTTGGTTTAAGGTCATCAATTGTGTTAAATAAGTATTTTACTTCACCAACTGGTTCTAAAACACCGTTTGTAACCTGATTTATCACAATGTTAGTACTATTAGCATCAGGGTCAATAGTATAATCAATCTCTTCATCTTTAGCTGTATCAGATGAAGGATATATTGTTGCGTTTCTATTATTAATTATTTTTAAACCTGTTATGTCAAAACCATCGGATGAGATTATTGATTTTTCTTCTGAACCAATATAATAATATATATAACTTTTTAAGTACGCTAATAATAATTTTAAATTACCTTCGGTAATTTCAATGTTTAATGTACTAAAGAATATCTTTGTTAATTCTGGTAATAATATTTTTCCCAGTGTTGGTTCAACGCTATATAATTCACGAGATCCCAAATATTTATCAACCAAAGTGTTAAAATTATCTGGTATTGTTTTTACGTCATATGATTTAATAGGTTGGTCTCCGAATAACAATGTTCTAAATAATAACCTATAGTCAAGTTTAGCTATAATATTATCAGGTGTTCTTGTTTCAGTAGCATACATTATTATTGGATTAAATATATTAGAGTTTAACCTAAGACCTTTTGGGTTGTTTAAGGTATTATCTACATATAAAGGTCCTGTTGTTGAGTAGTTGTTGATCGTTATCTTATCGTTCATAAACTCATCAATAACAATTTTAGCTTTATTTTCTTGACCGATCGTTAAAGCGTAGTTTATTATTTTAGATACATCATTTTTAGATGCAAACTCAATAAAATAACCAGAATAACCACATAAAAAAGCTGATATCTCTTCTTTTGTGTATGCTCTATCTAATGTTACGCTATCTGGTAAATCTTTATAACCAAAAATATTTGTATGTTTGATTAACGACTGAAAGTTAAACGTGTTAAAAGTTTCGGTAAAATAATCCCCTGTGTCTGTATCAGTAAAATTTTTAAATAAAGACCTAAAATCTTCTAACTTATCAACACCAAATATGTCAATAAGCGCATCAATTTCAGCTGTAGTAACTATTTCTTTTTTATTATCAATAGTAAACCATTTAGCACTAAAATATAAAGATTTATCTTTTTCAAATTTTGAATAGTCGGTAATATTAAGTTTATCCTTTAACGGATTACCCCAATCATACAACTGTCTTACGTTACCATCATGACCGTATTGTGACACCTCATAGTTATCATAAACTTTACCATCCACTAAATGTTGACCGTTTTGTGAAACATAGTCTTTGGTTATCGGAAAAATATTTCTTGTTTGATCAAACCAAAATAATTTAGATGTATTATTAATAAGATTTCTATTATCAAAATATAATTCTTTAATTCCAGACGGGTTTGTTGTGTTTGCGATAATATATAAATCATCATATCTATCAAGATTTGATGTTACAACTTGATATTTTGATAAAAAGAAATTGTCGTTATCTTCTATTGATTTTGGATTCGTATCTTTTTGTGAATATTTAAGTGTACCAGCTAAACCCTTTATAGCTAGAAAATCGGCAATAGGTGGTTTATCAATCGAAATATTGTTTGGTAAGTTGCTGTAAAAAGTTTTGTAATCAAAATTTAAAGCACTTAACACATCATTGTTTATATTATCATAACGTTTTTCATTCGTACCAATATTAGTAAATGATGATGTTGTTAGACCTGTGATATAAGAATCACTTAAATCAGCTTTTTCTATAAGTGTTGATACATTATTTGTTTTATTGTAGGTGTAATTTTTATTTGAAAATAATTCTTTAATATTAATCTCACCCCCACAACTTGGGTAAACAACGTATGTACCTTCTTCATCTATCTTTGATAACCTATCACTTATTTTTCGGTTAAATTCTTTTGACCATAAAGATAATAATAAATAGGCGACTTGTTCATATTGTTTTTCTGGTGACTCAATTATTATATTTGTTAAAAAATCGGTAAGTTGTGAAATAGTTTTTGTGTCATATGTTATTATTGGCATGAATGAATTTGGGTCCACGTCATACAATGATAATATTCTAAGTGTTTTATTAGGTCTTCTGGAATCTCTTTCAGTACCATCTGGATAAAAAAGTAAGTGTATTAATAATGCGGTGAAATCGGATAAAGGAATATTTTCATGTTTTGCGTTTAAATTATTAACTTCACATAAACCTTTAATTATTGTGTAAACATAATCTGTTGAAATATAACCGCCAAGGTAATTAGCTTTAATTTTTGATAGCAATAAAAAAAACTCAGTTTTTTTAGTATCTTTTGAAAAAACAAACTTAGCGTCAAGTGTGATTGTTTTTGTTAATGTATTTAAACTTGTTTTTAAAACCTCAATATTAATATTATGTTTAATTTTGGGGCCAAAACTATTATATGATGCTAAAAAATTAAGTTGTGTATCATTATAAGTTTTAAACGTTTTTAAATTACCCTTAAAATTACCAATAATATGATAAGGAATACCGTCATTATTTGTGGTATCAGTTATATCAGTACTACCATCAAGTCCTTGCCCAAAAAAGAAATGCGACATTGCATTCATGTAATTGTTCAAAACACCATAACCACTAAATGGCATGTGTGATGCGATATTATTATTTAAAGACAATTGAACCTCAAGATCATAATCATAGTATTTTTCTTTATAGTTTTTACTAAAATTAGTATTACTAAAAGAATCACTACCATTACCAACCAAATCATCAACATGTTTTGGTGTTATTGGTTTTACAAATGGTGCTGTTGCTAAAATAAGGTTCTTATCATCAAATACATAAGTACCATAATGTTTGTTTCTTATGATAGGGTCATCAAATAAATCATAACCATTTTTTGTTTTTAAACCATTTACAATACCAAGATCAATTTTATCGTCTTTTTCATAATCATTATAATAATAAAAATCGTACATACCACCAATTTTTAATATCGTGTGTATAGGTAATTCAACTAAACCTTGTGTTGTTTTAAAAGCTGTTGTTAGAAAATTAAAATCTAAGTAACCAGGGTTTGATTCACATTCTATATTATTTAAAAACATTTGACCGCTTTTAAAAAATTTACCAGTGGTGGTTTCTTTTACCATATTTTGTGCAAAAATAGTGTGATTACTTACACCAGCTGTTAAAATATTATCATTTTGAGTTGATTCCAATTCTTTTTTGAGTGTGTCAAAGGTACCATTTTTAGTTTCATCTATAACACTAATCATCATAGCGTTTACATCAATATCATTGTTTGATATATACCTTTTATCTAAAAAATTTTGATTATATGATGCCATATTTTATATTAGTATTTTACTATATTTGATTTCACTTTTAATTTTTTTATCAGCTTTAAGTAATCGGTTTATTCCTTCGGTTTTAACTGATATAGCTAAAGCATTTGATTCTTTATTAGCCGAAACTTTATTATCAATTTTAAATTCTAATGGGTATGTAACAAGATCAAATTTATCACTCAAATAACCATTTGTACTTTTATTTGGTCCAGTATGATTATCTCTAATTTCCGTTGATAATGTACTTAAATTAGGGTCATTACCTTCAATTTGATCATGTATATCTAAACCATTAAAAAAAACAGAATATAATCTTTTTCGTGTGTTAAGGTTTTTACGACTCTTATATTCTAATGGATTGTAATCATATAACGCTTTAAATGTTTCTAAATTTGTTGCGCTGTTAATATACCCCTCTATTCGCTGTTTAGCTATATTTAGTTCAGAGATTGTATATTGTTGTTTATCCAATGTTTGTTCTATTTGTAAAATTATATTATTGATATTATTAACAAGACCAGTTGAATTTGTATCACTACCCGCCATTGTCCTTGCAAACGCATCGTAATGCGTTCCCGTTCCATTAATTTTTTTTATTTTATTATTTATATTAGCATAAAAAACACTAAGACTTGTCTTATCAGCTTTTCTAACAGAATCTTCTAACATCGAAAATTCGTGTGTGGTCAACATATCGATTAATTTCGGGTTTATTTTATCTGTTGTGGTATTTGCAAAACCAGAAAATAACATTAATTTATCAACAAACTCATAAACAGTTTCAATCGGGGTTTGTTTTATATCGTAAGAGTTTATATTATTTATAACCAATAACGATGATATTAACCCACGAATTTGATTACTAACAATTTGATTGTTTTCATTTATTAAATTTACATTCACCACCTCTTCTGATATATCATCATTGGTATCGGTTGAATTTTTAGGGAGTTTCTGCATGGCTTTTAAAGCACGAAAAATTTCCTCGGTAAACTGAACTTCAAACCATTGGTTTGTATTTATATTTCCTGGATATGTTTTTTTAAAAACATATGTATCACTAGCAATATCTAGTTCTTTTTTAAAATAGTTGGGGAAGGGGTAGAATTTTTTTATATCGGGATTATCAATATCAATTTCATATTCACCAAAAAGAGATTGTATTTCTCCCCTGTGTTCATCATCAGCAATTTGTCTAAAAGAATTTAACGCTGATAAATTTAATAATGTTAAGAACACTTGCATGTTATTCATTAAAATACGGATAACATTATCAATATTAGGCACAAAACCTATTTTTTCTTTTAAATTAAAAAATAACTGATCTTCAGTATTAGAATCCACTTTTTCAAAGAAACCAATAAGATTTTTTATTATGATTTTATGAACTTTTATGAAAAATACATCACTAAAATATACATTCTTAAGGGTGTTAATATCTTTCGAAGAGGTGTTATTAAACAGTATTAAATCATCATTAAAAATTGTTTTTAAATCACGATCACTTAATTGAGCTATATATGATTTTTCGTTATCGAAATCTTTACTATTACTCAATTCTGATATAATATTCTTAATAATATTACTTTTTAAAGCATCTCTATTATTAATATTAGAATTAGTGGTAGATGAAAACGATAAACCATCTATTTGTTCCACAACCTTTTCAGAGTACTCTCCTATTAAAAGATATGGGTTAATTTTATTACCACCAGTCTCTTTAGCCATTGCACCAGAAGATAAACCAGCTATTGACCCATTTTTTAATCTATTCAAAAGATTATCATTAAGGTAATATTTACTAAAACTTCTGTTATCTTCTACTAACTTTTTCCGCCATTCTGGTATTTGTGTTTTTATAGACCTTTCAAATATTCCCTCTAATGCAGAATATGCGTTTAAAGCTTCTGATCTATCATTATTAATCGCAGTAAGTGTATCTTTAAAAGATAAATCATCACGACCTAGAGCAGTATCTGTTCTAATCATATCCATTATTGATGGATATTTTTTAAATTCGTGTTTTTTGTATTCGTCTGTATTTTCACCGTATTTTTTTGCGTATTTTCTGTTTTGTTTCTGATATAACGCTTTTAATAATCTTTTACCAAGATAATCTTTACTATTCTCACCACCAATTTTATACATATAAGGTGCTAAGTAAGCATATACCATTAAAAAGTTATTATATATTGAAAATGTTCTTGATAAGAATTCAGCCCTAATAATGTAATTACCTGTTGATGAATCAAATGTTGTTGACGTTTTTGTCATTGACAAAGGGTATTCAATACCTTTACCATAGTAACCCTTTATTGTTAAACTAAACAAAGGATATGGAAATCTATAAAAAATATTATATGGGTTTGTTGGGTCATTACCTCTCTCAAGCAACGTTCTACCCTGTACATCAACAAATTCTATCTTTATGATGGGTGTCATCGCCGCATTATGAGAAACGTCAATACTTGTTATACCAAATGTTTCTGGGTCAAAAAAACCATCTTGTTCATTATTTGTTGTAAAAAAATCACTCCAGTCTGTTGTAAAAACACCCTTATTTCTTTTTTTAGCAAAATTTATGGTACCATCATTATTTTTATCCGCTTTTTCTAAAGGGTTCATAAAATTAACCCCTATTTGGCCAATAGTAAAAACTTTAGATCCATTCCTATCACCACTATCTACAATAGCACTATCAGGATTTAAACGAGCGGTAAGATTTGCGTACATCACAAGATCTTCCTGTTTAATATATCTAGGAATAATATTGTTATCGCTGTTAATTACTTTATTCGGATCAACAACAAAAATCCCTTTTTTTTCAGGTTTACCTACCTCTGTTGGTAGTTTACCAAAACTGGATAATATCTTTTCATCATATGTGTTACCCATAATACGCTACCCTGTTTTTTAATTTTATATCATATTCGTTTAAAGTATCTTGTAAAGGATATGGTATCCTAAGCGTTGTGTTATCAGGTATTTCCCATTCACTGGGTGCCACCTCTGGATTCGCCATTAAAATTAACCAACCGTAATATGGTACCGAATAATATTGTTGACTAATCTTATCCAACCTACTTTTACCTGTGTTATAAACAGTAAATAAATCGGTTGTTTTTTCGATTAATTTAATAAACGGTGGGGATATGTGTTTTGAGTCACTATCTAATGTTTTATATCTATTAAAGTATCTAGCCATATCAATAATTAATTATAAAGCTCTGGGTAAAGTTTAGCCAATTGTGTTTCGGTGTTTATTTTAAACGACTCAGCTTCGTTTACTGAACATATATTAATAATAGACTCATTTTTATATTTTGTAAAGAGTTTTAAGTTTTTAATGATCGTACTATCTGGTTTACTTGTCTCCCTGAATGTAACTTTATAATCATCATAACTACCCTTAATTAATTTATTTTGTGTCTCTATTCTATCTAACACTTTACTTGAATCGTCAATACCAAAAATGTTTTTATTTATTTTTTTTATGGTATTATCATTTATATTTGACGCATAATTAAAAACATCAGTTAAATCAGAGTCATATTTTTTAACAAAAGTTTCGATAAGTTTGAATGTGTCCTCAATCGATTTTTTAATTTTGGATATTTGTTTTTTCTTATACCCAATAAGCCTTATCGGGTTATTTCTGATACTCGCTGGGGGGTTAATACCAGTATTTTCTATTTTAGCCATAATAGCTTCAATATGAACTGATTTGTTCACATAAAGATTATATAAAAATTCTATGAATAAAACATCTTGCATAGCTGACATTTTTACCGTTTCACCATATACGTCACTATTATAACTTAATTTAAGTTTTTGTTGGTCTGGTAATGAATTAATATACTCTTCTGTTATGGTATAATCATAAGCCATTAAAGTATTAAGGTTTTTTAATTGCGTTTTTAAATCAGTATCAGTTAAATTTGGGTTATTATCATTAAATAAATAATAATTTATCTCTTTTATAAAACTATTACCAGAATTAGTTTTCTTATTTAAACCATAGTAAAATAAAACATCTGAAATCGTTAATTTGCTTGTTGGAACACCAGAAGTTCCAGAAGTTCCTGAAGTTCCTGAAATACCAGATGTCCCAGAGGTACCAGATGTCCCAGAGGTACCAGATGTCCCAGAGGTACCAGAGGTTCCAGATGCCCCTGGGTTTAATAAAATACCACTCAAATTATTAATCTGTAAATCAAATTCATAGGCTGGTGTATAAACTAAATCAATGTCATTGTTTTTAGTTTCAGAATCATCTGATAACATAAAATCTAACGTTTTATTACTAAAATCTAACAACTCATAATTAATTTTTTCAAATGTATATTGCATTTGGTACTTACCTTGATTATATATGTTATTAGCCGTATTAGTTACGTTAGTGCTATCATCCCTACTAACCAATGCATATGACGTGGTTTCTAAAGACCTAGCGCTGGTACCGTACTCATAAGGGTTAAATGAGAAGTTCTGATCTGTTGGGCTAGTATTCGATGGTAAAGTTAATTGACCAAACTTAAAAGTGTTCGTAGCTGCCGTACCATTGATTTTTAATACATTATTTGATGGTAAAAAATTATTAAAATCATACTGATTTGGTAAGTCTGTAAGTGTTGGATAACCTAACACTTCACTAATGTAAGTCATATTCCTTATATACTCTTTAATAACACTATCAGATATTGTATTATCCAGTTCGTTTTTAAGTTGTTTAAAGAAATACAATCCGTTACCAAGTGACGCGTATTTTTTTATTAAACTAGGTGTTGGTGCACCAGTACCAGTACCAGTAGTAAGAATATTATAAACACCACTTAAATTAATTAATTCACCACCGTCTATTGATAATTTTTTATATTCTTCATACGGATTGTAACCAAACATTGTACTATCATTGATTGGGGTACTTAATTTTTTAGCGTTAGGTATTACTTCATATAATGTGGCTCTACCCTCTGAATATGTTGCATCATAACCGTATAATGGTAGTGATAAACCAGCTAAGATAACTGACATTTTTGCGATTGAATCATTTAACGCTGTTATCGTTAAGTCGGTATCTGAATCTCTCTTAGAATAAAAGTTTGTAAATTCCGTATCAATATAACTCGTAAAATCTTTTATGTGCCCAGTTTCCAGATTTTTATAAAAGTTTTTAAACCCTTTTAAATCATCTGTTGTATCAAACCAAAAACCTAAAGTGTTTGTCGCAATTTTTGTTCTAAACTCATCAACAAAGTTAGATTCAATATCTTTATATATTTTTATACCATTCGTATCTTTAAAGAAAATACCACCAGTTTCAGATTTACCATCTACATTGTTTGTATAACCATTCGTAAAATTACCTTGGAAATATTTACCACTTCTACCGTTATTTTGTGCGCTTGTTAAAGCTGTGAAATTATAAGGTAAACCTTTACCATCACCAATTTTAAACATGTACTCTTGTGGGTGTAAATTTAATTTTAAAGCTTCAAAAGGTTCTGGTTTATTACCATTTTTACTTAAAAAAAATGGGTGTTGTTTAAACACATCACCAAGTTCTAAATATCTTCTTTCTTCAGCGACCGTGTTAAAGATTTGATAGTATGTTAAACCATTAAGGACTACCTCTCCGTTAACCTCTGTTGGTATAGTTGTATCAGATATGTTACTAATTATCTCACTTATAGTAGTATCAGTACCAGATAAAGGTTTTTTATAATTTTTATTTCTTAATACATTATTAAGTACTTTGTATTTACCAACTGTTTTATCTTCTGTTTTACCGATGTAATTAGCAAAATTATTTACGTAATCACCAAAACCATAATACAACTCACTAAATAAATCATAATATTGTATATCATATCTTTGCATGTAGTTTCTACCGTATTCTTGTCTAAAAGCGTATTCACCAAAATTAGAATGGTCTATTGCGGTCCAAACTTTCTTCGCGTCTTGTGGTAATGGGTCGGTTGGTTTTAATTTTGTGTAAACACCATTAACAATTGGGTATTGGTTAGCTGTTCTAACATAATATTGACCAAGATAAGTAACACACGCTTCCGTTTGATATTCTTTTGTTGCATCAAATTCCACCGCACTAGTTAATTGATTATAATACGTGCCACCAGCCAATTTTGGTAATAACCTTTCGCTAATAACACCAATCGTACCATAAGGTATTGGTAAACCTTCTGTTGAAGGTATTATTAACTCAGCTGCTTTAACAATTGGGATTAAATCCAATGAATTTTCAACAAAAAAATCTTGTTCAAGATTTATTAAATCTCTTTCTCTTCTATCTGTATTAGCAAACGTTCTTTCATCATATACATCTGTATTTGCGTAATAGTTAAATGTTAACGCGTTTTGTAATTGATCAACATATCTTCTTAAACCTTGTCCACCAATATATTTAAATGACATAGTGACTTTTGCAAGCATCGGTTGTACACCAATACCTTCAGGGTTTAAATCCCATAATAACGGATCATAATTAATATTTAAACTATTAATAATAATTTTTGTGTGATAAAAATCACCAATTCTTAAAACAGATACAGGTGGTCTACCAAACGCTGTATTCTTAGCATCGCAACCAGAAATACCAATGTCCTTGGTGATTGTATCACCAGGTCTCATACATTGCTGTAAAAAGGTTAATCTAGCGTTTAACCCTTCAGGTGTCATCGCATGGAATGCTGGGCTAAAATATTTTAATTTTTCTTTTAAACTATCAAAAATAATCGGTGATTCTTTTGACAAATATTCGAAGTAATCACATTCTGTTAATAATTTATTAAGTATTCTTTGCGCAATCTCTCTTTTTGTAACATTGGTTGTTGGGGCTTTTTCTTCAACATACAATGGTGATGTTTCAGCTGGTGGTTCTTCTCTTTTCAAAGGAATTTCTTTTGGGGTTAAAGTTGATTTAACCTCAACCCTTCTAGCGAATGAAGCTATTCCTGATAAGTTACCGCAAACAACATCCGCTTCTGTTTTTGTTACTTGTTGAAATGATGGCTTTTGACGTATAGATACACACGTACCGATAAATTCCTTACCTTTTGTTTCCGTGTTTCCTTCTGGTAATGAAGGTATAAACGGATTTTTAATTATTTCATCGAACTCATCATATGTTCTAACCATATAATATGTTTTGTTTTCACCATAAGGAATAGCGAAATACTCTATACCTTCATCTGTTTTTAATGGTTTACCAAATAGTTTAGTATATTCATTTTCTATTTTTATATTAGGATCATCAATAGAGTCTTGATATAAATCAGCCACTGTTTGACCGCCACCTTGTTGGATGCTAAACGTAATCAATTGTCTTTCTTCTGTACCAACCTCACCTCTATAAATTATGATATTTTTAGTTGTTTCTAAATCACCATGTAATTTATCAACAACGGTTCCATCACTTATCTCTTCGTTTTCTAATGTGAAGCATTTAATATTATTACTAGTCATTACATTGAGTATTAACCATTTTGTAACCGAAACAAATCTTCTTGACGCTAATTTATCGTTATATTTCTGTAAAGCATCTTGATTTTGACCAGGAGCTGATGGTGATGCGTAAGCAAGCATAGCAATACTTATATTATAATCTTTAACAGACGTATAATTATCCGCTGAATAAGTTGTGGCAACGCTTTCTTTTTGTTTTTTATAGTTATATGCTGGTGATTGGTTAGGGTCTAAAGGGTCCCCAAAGAAGTATTCATTACCTGCGGGCGCAGATTCACCTAAAGTATAGGCATATTGAATCCATTTCTTTTCCCCACTTTCTGAAAGAGGTTTACCGCTTACAGTCTGTTCTTGATATTCAGAGTTTTTTTCAAGATCTATATTATTAGCTAGATTTGAATATATATTGTAATATACATCATACCCATCCACCTTGAAATCTTTAGGTTCTTTATAAATATTTTTAGATAGAGGTATATCGTTTTCAAAAAATAAATTAAATGTACCATTAATTATTGTCTGAAGCGATGGTGTTTCAATTTTAATACTTTCTTGTTGGAAACTACCTGATGATTCAACTTTAGATCTAATTTTATCATTTGGTAATCTAACATCTAAATCAGCTATAACTTTTTTAAAATATTCGATATCACTATCACTGAATACACCCCAAATTCTCGCCAACTCAAAAATGTCATAATCCAAACAACCAGCCCAGAAAGCCGCCAATAATTCATCAACCTCACCATCTGTTAAAGCCGCAAATTCTTTATCCACCAATAAGTTCATTATTGTCGGGTGATCAACAACAATATCCCATGATAATGTTCCAGCTCTTTCGGTGTTGTTATATGTGTATATTGCCTCTGGTCTACCTAAGAATTGATGTGTTGTCCAGTTTGTTGTCGTATCATCTGTAAATCTTATGTTATATGGTGGGAACCACATAATTCTACCACCATTAGAACCTTTTTCACAAGGTGGTAAGTCTCTGAACTGAGCTGAATCTCTCCAAGCTAAGTTCTCAAGTGAGAACATGTATTTTCTAGCTCTTTTTTCACCAAAAGCTTCAACAACAGCATCACCCAATCCATCACCCAATCTACCGTAACCTTCGTTAACATTAAGCGCTGATGGGTGTATATTTAAATTTCCGTATCTATCCAATACAGAGTTTCTTTCTTTTCTATTTAACTCTTTCCATCTAATAAGGTCAGTTACTTTTGAGAATGGTTTTGCTTTTGTCCAAGACCTACAAAGAGAAACCTCATTGTACATTTTTTTACCATCTCTATTACCACCTCTATCTAAACCTGGTATCAGATAGTTATAACCAGTAACCTCACCTTTTTTGTTTTTTCTTTCAACCTTAAAAGGTGATATTACATTAGAACCTTTTGATGAAAAAGTATATCCATCAAAAAATTTAGTTTTTGTTTGGTCAATAGAATTGATCGCATCATTTCTTCCACCAGCTTCCAATAATTTTTGTGTAACAGCTAATATTGAACAATCTCTAAATCTACTAGCAGAATTTACTGATAAGCTACCGATATCCTTAATTTTACCATCCCAACTATCTGGATATGATGTCATTGCGACTGGATCCATAAAAGTTTCTTTACTCTCACCTCTCCAAATAAATGAAGTTTGAATTGACCCATATTTTGAAACATCTTCAACACCTGGTTCAATATAATAATTTTCAATACCACCCTCTCTCTTTATTCTAATAGCTCTGGTTAACTCACTATTAGCTCTAACTTGTAAACCGTTATCATCTTGTAATAAATGAAATATACTAACATTTTTACCAGCTGTAATGTATGGGGTAAAAACAACATCTTCAGTACCTTTTTGAGCTTTTGCAGCTCTTTTAAATAACCTAGTATCAGCACCTCTTAATTTACTCTGATAGTCTGGGGAGTACTTGTTATTACCAAGATTTGAAAATAAGAAAAATCTTTGCGCTCTACCAGTTTCATCTAGTCTATCAATAACTCTATTTTCTAATTTATCTTCTATTCTTGAGTTACCACTATCATTTGCACCAAAACATGTTGGTCTTAAAACAATAGAATCGTCTTCAAAGAATTCAGATGTTAATCCACCTAAATTAGTGATATCTGAAATAAAACTAGCTAATTTACCTAAACCACCTTTAAATGTTGTGATATCAGCGTTACCTCTTTCAATTATTGATGATGGGTCTTTAATAAATTCAATAACTTTAAGTGGGTTTTTTAACATATCATCAATAGTTGTTAAACCAGCCACCTCTTGAGCTGTTTTAGTTAATAGTCTTGTTTTTAAATGAAATTTTAATTCCAAGGCACCTATTTGTGCTAATAACGTATCATTTTTTAAACCAGGTTCCGTTAATAAATTAGTGATATCTAAATTAGGACCTAATAGAACGCTCAACGGAGTTGATGCTGTAGGTACGTTTAAGAAATCACCCATCTTTATATTAACTGGGTCGGAATTGTTTAATTTATCTTCTGTAAGATATGGATTTTGTGGTGTATTTGGTGTATTATTTAATAATAAATTCTCTAAAATTTCATAAACAATAGTATTTTCAGCACCATATTTATTGGTTACTACGTTTTTTGTATAGTCAGTTGTAAGCGATGATAATTGTGCTTGATTAGGTACAATAAAATCATTTATCAATGTTGCTGTACCAACTGGGATAGCACCTGGGTTAGACAAAGCAAAAGCGTCTGTTGGATCTGTTGGATCCTTTGCCATATTTTTATTAAACAAACTGATCATTATTGGACCAGATAATGTACCAATATCACCAGGGTTAACATTTGAAAATGTACTTATTTGTGATAATGTACCTCTACCAGCTAAATATTGAGCAGCAACTGACGCACTTGGTGATAATGTTGTAATACCAGCAGCAACATCAATTGGTGTGTTTAATGTCATTGAGATGTTTAAAGCTCTTGGTGTTACAGAGTCTGTAAGAACATCACCAGGATTAACAACATTAAAGTTATTAATTGTTGTATCTAAACCTCTACCAGCTAAGTATTGTGATGCGATTAAACCTGAAGGTGTTAAATTAACAATACCAGCGGCGATATCAGCTGGTGTGTTCAAATTCATCGCAAGATCCAATGTTCTTGGTGCAAATGAATCGGTAACAATATTACCAGGGTTTATGTTAATATAATCATTAATAACACTATTTAAACCTCTACCAGCTAAATATTGTGCAGCCAAAGAACCGCTTAATGATGTAACCCCAGCAGTGATGTCCGCAGGTGTATTTAATGTTCGTGCAAAGTTTGAATTTCTTGGTATTACAGAGTCTGTAACAACATTACCAGGATTTACATTAGGTAAAGTTGTAATCGCAATAAATGTACCTTTACCTGAAAGATATTGTGCAGCGTAGGCACCACTTAAATTTGTTAATCCAGCTGTTATATCAACTGGTGTACTTAATGTTTGTGCAAAGTTTTGTGTTCTTGGTCCTACAGCTTGTGTTATAACATTACCAGGATTTACATTAGGTAAAGTTGTGATAGCAACAAATGTACCTTTACCTGAAAGATATTGTGCGGCTAAAGAAGCACTAGGGCTTAAGTTATTTACACCAACAGTGATATCCGTAGGTGTACTTAATGTTTGAGCAAAGTTTTGTGTTCTTGGTGTTATGGCTTGTGATATAACGTCACCAGAGTTAACAACATTAAATGTATTGATAACACTAGGTGTTCCAAGACCTGATAAATATTGAGCAGCAAACGATGCGTTAGGTGTTAAGTTGTTTACGCCAGCGGTGATGTCTGTTGGTGTACCGATGTTCATTGCAAGGTCTAATGTCCTTGGTGCAACCGAATCGGTTACTACATCCCCAGAGTTAGTATTTTGGAAATTATTAATTACCGTAAAAGCACCCTTACCAGAAAGGTATTGGGCTGCGTATGTTGCGTTAGGCGTTAAATTTTGTACACCAGCAGTAATATCAGCTGGTGTGTTTAATGTCATAGCAAAATCCAAATTTCTTGGTGCAACGGCATCTGATAATACATTACCAGGGTTAATATTAATAAAATCATTAACAATTGTTAAAGCGCCTCTACCTGAAAGATACTGAGCCGCAATCGCTGCATTAGGTGTTAAGTTATTTACACCAGTAGTAATATCTGTAGGTGTATTTAATGTATGTGATAAACCCAAATTTCTTGGCGCAACAGATTCTGTTAGCGCATCACTTGGGTTTGTATTTGAAAAATCGTTTATTACTGTTAATTGACCTTTACTATTAACTAAAGAAGCTACATAAGCAGCACTTGTAGTTGTGTTAAGTAAACCAGCATTAATGTCAGCTGGTGTATTTAATGTTTTATTAAGGTTTGCTGTTCTTGCTGGGATACCATTAGTATCAACATCACCAGGGTTTTGTACGTTATAAAAATGTATTGCGGTATCTTGTCCCAATGAACTTAAATACGCATTAACTGTAACCGAATTAGTTAGATTAACTAAACCAGTTACAACATCAGGTGGGGCCTGTAAATTTAAATTAAGGATCACATTCCTAAACTGTCCCGATATACTATTTAAGCTCATATGTTATAAATATTATTTAAACTGTTTTTTTATTAAATTATATCGGAGCAACGCCAAAGTCAACAATATAATTCGCACTACCATTGCTGTTTTGTGACATCGTTCTTTTAATCCACTCACCCATCATAACAGGATCTGAATCATAAAATTCTTTTGCATTTATTTTTTGAGTACCGTTTTTAGTTTTTGCTTCAAGCTCTCCACTAACAACAACTGTTATTGTTTGTTGACTATTGTTTGTATTAGAATTTGCATATTTATTAGCGTTTAATTCTGATATCAAAGCCATGGCTGATCCAGGTGCTCCAGACATTGCCTGTCCATTTGATAAAGCTAGATAATCATTAACTTTACTTGCCTCTGCTATTTCAGACCCATATACACCTGGAATTTCTGGGAGACCCATGAAACTTTTTAAAGTTTTATCATCACGTTTTAATCCTTCTGTTATTAAATCTTGTTTAGCTTGATTACCACCAGTAAAAAGATCTGAAAACTGAGCACCAGAAACTTTAAAATTATTCACCATTCTATCACTCATGTAAGTACCAACACTTTGCATACCTAACGCATCGCTTGCAAACATACCAACAAAATCAACAACACCACTAACCCCAGCCGCTAAACCACCTAATAAATCATTACCCCATCCAGCTTCATTTTGTTCCTTTCTAACATTTTTTACTTTTTCAGTTAAAGTTGATTTATTATCAATACCCATTGCAGCCGCCTTACCCCTTGTGTTTTCGTCATTCGACTGCATAGCAATACCAGCGTTTTCCAACATCCCACCAATACCTGTGATATTTTTCATTGATTTAAGTATTTCACCAAATGCAATTTTTACGTAAGGTATGACATTATCAAATACAAATTTTATAATACTAGTAAATATTTCCTTCATCTTATCAAAGAAAGCACCATCACCATTCATTATCTTTCTTATACCACCAATAAATTCAGTGAAACCTGATAAAAACATATCAACACCAGTTCTAAATTTACCACCTGGACTAAAAACATCTTTTATAAGTGGTATCAACGTTGATGCGATATCTTTACCTAATTTTTCAATTTCATTTAACAAACCACTATCAGCTAAAAGCTTATTTAATTCTGTAAATAATGGTGTTAAACCAATTGCAAATCTTTCTAATATATTATTAAATCTATCTTGTAGTGTTAATCTTTGTTTTGCGGCCTCATCATTAGCTTTTCTTTGATTTAATATTGTTTGTAACTGATCTTTACTTGTAATCGAACTAACTAATTTACTAACACCGTTTGGCATTTTAATCTCATATTGACCACTTTTATTTATGGTCATTAAATTAGCCAGAGATTGTTTATCATCATCACTAAAACCTACTAAAGAACCAGCTCTCTTACTAAGAGCATTCATTTTATCAGTTGTTTTAGCTTGTTCAATAGCAGCATTAACAATACTATCATAATTTTGACCAAGAGATTCAGCAACTTCTTTTAATATTTGACGTTGTGCTGGTGGTATTATGAAATCACCGTTTTTGTTTTTAATCGCTAAACCTTTTGCTGCGTTAATTAATTTTTCAGCCATTCCATCCGCATTGTTCATTGAATCATACATCAATTGGAATGGATCCCCAAACATTTGTGCAAACTCACCACCAAGTACTTGTATCTTAGCAGCAGCTTCTACAGCTTTTTCTGGACTAAAGAAAGCATCTTTAAATGATTTTATTGATTCAGCTAAGTTAAATCTTAACGATTCAGCTTTAGCGGCTAATTTTGTTAAACCCTCAACACTTCTACCAAAACCAGATCCTGTTAAAGCTTTAACAACTTCTGTAGTTGTTTGTAATAATTTTGTTTGATTAATATTAAACCTAGCGGCTTCGTTTCTACCTTTTTGAGCAACTTTGAGTGTTGTACCTAAAGAGTAACCTAAATTATCAAATTCAGCAACCATTTTAGTTACACCTTCAACAGCTAACCCAGTGCTATTACCAAGATTAACAATATCAGTAATTTCTTTCGTACTAAAAATTCGGTTTTTACCCGTATCCTCACTAAATCCTTTTATGATTTTACCAACATCTTCTATTTTACCACCATATTCAAGTATTTCATTATATATTGTTGGCATCGCATCTAATAGTCGATAATATTCTTTATTGGTCATACCGATATCCGCTGACAATGCACCGACAACTTTTTGCATTTCAAGGAATAACTTCCAAGCTTTTTCAATAGGGAAAATAATTTTAAAAATAGCTTTACCGATATCAAACGCAGCACCTAATATATTACCAAACATACTGAATAAACCACCAAAACTTGATGATAAAAAACCACCAACTTTACCAAAGATGTTAAGCGCTTGACCCAATTTACTAACGGAAGATTTTGCCATTTCGTAATTTACTTCCTGTATTTCTTTTTCAAGTTCTAACTGGGCTTTTTTCTTTTTAACTAAATCAGCGGCCGCTTTATTACCTTTTTTTTCGAGTTGCTCAGCAACCTCAGCCATGGTTTTGATTTCAACTTCGGTTTTCTTAAGACCTTTTTTAGCTTTTTTAAGATTTTCAGCGTCTTCAGCCATTTCTTTACCAAACCTTTTTAGGTTTTGGTAAACTGATTGTGTTTTTAAATCCCATTCTCTACCAGCTGCTTTTTTTGCGTTTATAGCATCATACATCGACAACATCTTATTGATGTGCTCCTCTTCTTGTTGTGCTGTTATGATATTGGCTTTTTTTGCGGCATCAAGTTTCTTTAACGCCCCATCTAAATTACCAAAAATATCCCCTTGTGCCATATATTAAATTTAATGATTATTGCTTAACTATAAATATTAAACATTATATTTTATTATGAATAATAGACCATTTGGTTTATTATTTGTTTGGATACAATGTTCGTTGCCTCTTTAATACCACCACTATCTAAATCATGTTGTGTCATATCGATTGTACCCGTTAAATTTATATTA